GACGAACATCATCGACCTGATCAACGCTCGCGACATCGGCGCCGGCACGGTCAACGACCACGCCGACCTGACGTTCGAGTTCCTGATCACGACCGCCTACGCGGGCGGCACGTCGGTGAACTTTCAGGTGCAGGGCTCGACCGACAGCAGCACGTGGACGACCTACTGCGAGACGGGTGCGATTCCGATCGCCTCGCTCACGGCCGGCGCCCGCGTGAAGCTGAAGATGCCGATCGTGAACCCGGATGACGGGGCGATGCCGCGCTACCTGCGCACGGCATACGTTAACGTCGGCGCGAACACGGCGGGTGCTGTCATCGCGTGGCTGGGCACGGTCGACACGGTGCGGTACTACAAGCCCGGCATCACCGTTTCGAACTAAGCGTCTCCTCCGCGCCCTTCGGGGCGTTTTGCCGCGGGGTTTCGGCTCCGCGGCGTTTTTCGATAGGAGCCGCTCATGGCATCGGACATGTTCGAATCGGTTGCATACAAGCAGGTCAAGGCGAGCGGGAATGTCTGGCCGAAATCGGCTGGTCTTGTCGGGATTTTCGTTTCGACCATCGGAACCACGCCGACTATCACGGTGTATGACGACTCGGGAACCGGGACCACGGTGACGCTTGTGGACACTTTCACGCCAGTGGCTGGCACGTATTACAAGCTGCCGTTCTACGCGCTGAACGGGATCAACGTTGTGATTGGCGGCACCGGAACTACTTCTGCGACTGTCGGGTTCTTGCCCGAAACCATGAAATAAACGGAGAGAGTCATGGCCCAGAAAGACGAAGCACCGAAGTACCGCCTCGAGGAAGTCGCCTACATCGGTGACGTCATGTACGAGAAGGGCGCCGAAATCGAATGGCTCGGGATTCCCGGCTGGCACATGGAGCCGGTCAACCAAGCCGCCAAGGCGATGAAAGAAAAGCACCCGAGCGAGCGCCCGAGCCCGATCGACGAGATGACGAACCTGAACATGAAGACAGGTGAGACGTCGCTCGGCGAACTGGTCACGGTGTTGGCCGCAGCCCTGAAGCAGTCGCAAGCGAGCGCTTGATCATGGCCGGCGATATCGTCGACATGGCGCGGGACAAGGACTTCGACTATCCCGCGCCCTGTGACCCCAGCCCGTATCCCTACGGTCTTCGCATCACCCTGACGAAGGAAGACCTCGCCAAGCTTGGCGTCGATGAGATGCCGGAGTGTGGAGACGAAGTCGCCTTATACGTCTGCGGCTGCGTCGTCAGCACGGAAGAGCGTGAGGACGAGTACGGCGAGACGGGGTGTGTCGGTATCCAGATCCAGAAGATGTCGATCGAGGAGCCGCCCGCCGTCGAAGAGGAAGAGCGCGCGGATGCGGTGAAGGGTGGATTCCGAGGCGCGGCAAAGACGCTGTACAAGAACCAGGAGTAGCACATGGGCTCGGCCTCGCAGGTCCAGATTGCAAATATGGCGCTGGACGTCATCGGCACGCGCTCGACGATTGCGAGCCTGACCGAGGGCAGCACCGAAGCCAATGCGATCAGCCGGCATTGGGACAACGCCGTCGACGCGATGCTACGGGCTGCGCATTGGAACTTCGCGCGCAAGCAAATCCCGCTCACGCTGTTGCAAGATGCGACGCAAGGGCAGACTGTTCCGACGCCTTGGCTGTACGAGTACGCATATCCTAGCGATTGCGTGCTGATGCGCCAACTTGTTCCGCTGATTCAGACGCAGCCCATCCCGCCCGTCTCGACGCCTGGTAGCGCATCCCCGATCGCAGCCTATGGGCCTCCGGTGCGATTCCAGCTTGGCACAGATCTGGACTTCAACGGCAATCCGCTTAACGTCTTGCTGACGAACCAGCCTCAGGCGATCGGCATCTATACGTTCCGCAACACCAACACGGCGATGTGGGATTCCCTGTTCGTTCAGGGTCTTGCCGCCTACTTGGGTGCACGTGTCTGCCTCGCGTTGACCGGCGATAAGAACACGCTCCGCATGGCGTTGCAAGAGGCCCAGGCCTATGCGGACGACGCGAAGGCAAAGAACGGCAATGAAGGGATCACGGTCATCGACCAGACCCCGGACTGGATGCGCGTCCGCGGCTACGCTTCGGATTGGGCTTGGCCGGAAGGTGGCCTCTTCACGTATGGCCCGCAGCAACTTTCACTGATCGGGTGACGGATGGGCCAGCCGATCATCCTCCCTTCGTTCGGTGCCGGCGAACTGGCACCCTCGATGTATGGCCGCGTCGACCTGGCAAAATACCACGTCGGTGCTGCTCTGCTTCGCAACTTCTTCGTGGACTACCGCGGCGGCGCATCCTCGCGCACTGGCACGCAATTCGTCGGGCAGGTGAAGGACAGCACCACACCAAACCG